GTGCGGTTTTCCGCAATTCTCTCGCAACAATGGCTGTAACCAGCGAACTGTCCAACCCGCCGGACAGCAAGCAACCAACAGGTCTCTCGCTCATCAAACGTTTGACGACCGCCTTTGTGAATAGATTGCGAATATTGGCACATATACGGTCTTCGCCGTCGCCGTCGCCGTCGCCGTCGAGTATCGGGTATGAATATTGGACATCCAGTTGCTTCAACTGACATTCCAACTGTGATAGGTGCCCCCCACATACCGATGGCCTTACCTCAATTCTGGCATAATCATAATATGATTTGAATACGGCGCGTCCATCCGGACTGTCTTCCCCAATATATTCCATGTAACACCCCGATGGAAATTGGACAACCGTATCACATAATGCGTGAATCGACTTCATTTCACTTGCGATACATATTGCGTAATGGTCGGGGTTTAGTGAAACACACGCCAAATCGGAATGCTCCCCGCCAAAGGCACCGTCGTGACGCACAACACCCATAAAGAGCGAACGAACGCCCACCGGATCTCTCGCAGCATACGTCACGCCGTTTTCATAATCATGTAACACCAACCCAAATACGCCATCCAGACGGCGCAACGTTTCGTAGATACCGATTTTCCGATAAAGATGAATAATGATTTCGCAATCTGACCCGCTAATGTATTCATTCTCAAGCCCGAACTCGAGAATCAATTCGCGAAAGTTATAGATTTCGCCATTACAAATAAGCCGACAGTTTTTTAAATAAAACGGTTGATCCGCGGCGGCCTCCATCCCGTTGATAGAAAGTCGGTGAAACCCCCACGCACGAGTATTGTCTTTCATGAAGACCGACTTATCTGGCCCACGATGGGACGATAGAATAGAATTTTCCTGTAACGTATTCAGTTGATAAAGGGCAATTCTTGCGACAGTACGAAAATAGAAGATACCACACATGACGACGGACGAATTGAATCGATTCGAATGATATAGAATAACCTCGTAATCTATTTATACATTATTTTCACATCATAGAATAACAGAGAGTCATTATGGATTTTTACGGCGTTATCAATGGAGCATATTCGAATAATCATGACCGTCTAGGTGAAATTAATACGCGTATTTCAGATAGGAATATGCCTTCGGCGGCACTTCGACCCGCGTTCGACGTTCGCCCGATTTCATCAAAATACGCAATGATGCCGATTTTAGAAACACGCCCAGCGGCTACCGTCCCGCTACAGTCGTATCAACAATTTTCTACTGAGGCGGTATTCAATCCGGGCACTGGAAAGGCTCCGTGGCGTGGATGGGCGGAACGCGTGAATCTCGAGTCGTCTCTGCGAAATCAATTCTTCGCACATCAACGTAATGACCGTGCTGTTTATGTGCCGAATTCTGATAGTGATTTGTATAATGTAACTATTGCCGCACGACATGTTGAACAGCCGAATCCGTATTTGTTTGATAATGGCGCGACAGACTTCGCATCTATGAATCCAAATCCTCATAATTTAGGCAAACTCACATTCGATAATTCAACGCGGTTTCAACTTCGCACGCTGGATTGTACATATGACGGGTTTTGTACAGGCGAAGGTGGACCTATCGTCGAACCTGCTACGAATTACATCCCCAAAGAGCAATTGGAGAAGAAACTGAAAGAAAAGGAACAATCACGAAATGTGGCACAAATTACGGAAGGTTTCGCAGGACGAGGCGCGGCGGCGGCAAATATTAAAAACGGGATGGAAACCAATACTACATTCCCGACGAATATTCCTCGCGCGACGGCGACCTCTAATGCGAAAGAGAAACTGACGATGAGGCGAAAATAAAGGACGCGACACAACGCGACACGACACGACGACGTTTCGAGTATAAAAACAACTCATAATAGTGTATTATATAACAATATATGCCCAATTATTGTTCTATAATAATTTATAACATAGCGAGTAATAAATGTCGCACTCGTGCGACAATTTGAATGAATTCACGATATCCGTCATGGCGAATCGAAACAAGTATGATAAATACAAAAAATCCGTAGAGAGCATATCCTGCGAAGAAGCGGCTCATGAAACATTTCGCAAAGAAAAGATGTATTATAAAGAACGGATAATACATATGACGAGAGATTTATTCCACGAACAATGCGAAAATGATGACATTAATCGTGCGCACCATGATTACCTGAAATCGTGTATCGAGTACTTGAAATGGAGTGATATAACAGATATGGTTCATGAAGATACGCGAAGCGAAGTACGTGATAGTAGCGAAGTACATGATAAAATACAAGAGGAGGCGGATGCGGTCATGTCTTCGGTCGACGACAAGGAACGAGACTCGCCGTCGCCGTCCTCGGCCTCGTCGCCGTCACCGTCGCCGTCTCCTCCGCCACGGGCGTTTGGCGACAATAGGTCTCTTTTATCAATCGCAAATAAGATGTGTATTCGAAAAAAAACAATCGATGATTTTATTGTATTGAAACCTGTGAATAATACCGATATAACCGCGAAATTACCCAAAGTGCGGGATTACCAGAATGAAATTATGAAACGGGCATCGGCTGCCGCCGCCGCAGATGAGTTGACTACTAATGAGACTGACCCAGAATAAGGAGAGCCGACTGAATCGTATTATATGTGTAAATCTGGTCACCGGCAACTTCATATGCCTCGGCCGCTGCTGCCGCTGCTGCTGCCGCCGCCGCTGGTCTTGCGAAATTGCCATAATACCAAAACTGCCGCGACGGTAGAAGCATAAACGCCTTGTATCCATTGGTTGTTAGCGTAGATGATTTGTCATATAACAGGCCTTCGATATCGTAAAAGGATATGTCCGTGTCATCGTCAAAGACGTTCTCGTGATTCGAAACGATGCCAATGATGTCGTCTTGGATGTAATAGTCGTAATGGTTGGAGGGGACAATTAACGTCATCACATAATTCACCACCGTTTCACTCATGTATGTCGTGTATTTGAGTTGAAGTGTATTCATGGGCTCAGGTAATTCTGCGGTGGATTGTTCGACTGAAGCATCATGGTGGCCAATTCTGTTCGATACGATGGTATAGACATGATACAGCCGGGTTTTGGAGTCATACAACACGTATGCGGTTTTCATATGCACCGACCGATTAATATTATAAACGCTGACTCGGTATAAATATTTCGTAACTGAATTCATGGGGTTCATACACGCATGATTCAGGTACTCATTGCGGCGACTGGCGGCGGGGGAGGAGGGCGGCACGGCGTCTTGTAAGGATAGTAATGCGTCCACGTCCTCGTGATGTGACAATTCCTTGACAGCGACTGCGTGTTTTTTATGCTTTTTTCTGCTGTTGACGGACGACGACGACGGCGTATATTCCTTATACGTTCGAATGCTTGCCTCACGGAAAGAAGGTGTCGTGATTCGAACCCGCCGACCGCTGCTGCCTGTAGATTCCTGCTGCTGCTCCTGCTGCTGCTGACGTGAATATTGCGACCTAGTTTTTACGACCATTGAAAGAACGACGAACGAAGAATGACGAATGTATGACACCACTATAATAAAATATAAACGGTTCAATTTTTTATGACATAATAGTATAACTTTAGTATTTCATAAATGGAAGAAATCGAAACGTCGCCGCTGCCCGATGTCACGACAACCGGCGATAATAAATTCAAGACTGTAAGTTGCGCACCGAGAGACCAGACCGACCCTGATATTAACGAAACCAAGGATTTCTCGTGCTATTCATCCAAATCTCTCGAAAAGTTGAAATTGCTTTGGAATAAACGCCACCCCGACCAGAAAATCGAAGACAGCGACCCTCGCGCGATATGGACCAGCCTTAAGAACAATATGAATCGGGTTTGTCATCAGGAGGCATGCTGGTTACGTCAAAGTTTCGCATCATCTGGCATGGATAAAGAAATGATTCATTATACGTTTGCCCCACAAGCCCCGAATACATGGAAGAAGGATATTCACGCATGGCTTTCGAGTATTGATATTGCGAATTCATTGAAACAATATGAACACGCCAACCCGTCGTTTCTATTTATTGGCCCCTCCCCCGTTGATTTCGACGAAGTCTTAGACGACGGGGAGTGTGTATGGAATGAATTGTGTAAATTTGATATTATGAAACATGTGAAAAACGGGAAACATAAAATCGGGGTTGTTTTCAATACTGACCCGCATGACAAGCCGGGCGAACACTGGGTATCATTATTTATTGATGTTCGTGCGAAAGTGGTGTTCTTTTTTGATAGCACGGGCGACCGACCACAGCGGAGAATACGCACATTTATGAAGATGGTGTGCCAACAGGGGGCGGATAATAATATCCAATTTAAGG